GTAAAGCTGTTAACTCTGCTTCAGCGTCAATGTTGTGGAATGCACTAACGTCCTGTGCCAATTCAGGTGTCCACATAGCACGCATTTTACGTGTTTCTACAGATACTGTTACTTGGTCAAGTACGAAAGTTACTTCAGCCATTCTTGAATCTTCTTCAAGGTCACTGTATACTCTGTAAGTTGCAGTGAATGTAGTTCCAGTTACAGCACTAAGTGCCTGATAACCGTTTGTTCCAGCGTATTGTACGTCAACCAAAAGAACAATCTGTCCTAATTTGTTAACAATAGCTTGTCCGTATTTCTGAACTTTTACGTTGAAAGGAATAGCCTGACCAACTTTAATTGTGCCGTCAGCAGCATAAGCAGGAGCAGCGTTCAATTGTGCACTTGCAGTTATTCTCAAACCAGCAAGAAATGATTCTGTATCCATTGGTACACCAGCAGGACCGATCAATTTACCTTCATTTGTAATGCTGAAACCTACCAATGTTATTTGGGCAAATTTATCAACACCAAATGTGAAAGGTGAAGCTGCGGTTAAGCCAGTAGCTGTTACCACTGTCATTTCGCCTTTTGAACGATCAAACAATGAAGTACCTTCTTCTGCGTATTCAGTTGCATAAAAAGCATCGTATAATGAACGGCTTTCGAACTGTGTTTTTGCACTAAGTGCAAGAGTAGCAGCGTTCTGATAAGCACCATCTGGTGATGTGTGATTAAAGTTAGGAGTTTGATCAACTCTTACGCTTGCTTTTGGATTGATGTAGTACAATTTACCAATCGGTAAGTTAAGTGCCTGTACAGACACGATATCATTTGCGAGTAATTTTGCAAATACTCTTCGAATTACAGGGAATGCAACGGTTTCGAATTGTCCGCTATTGCTTGAATCTGAAGACTCGTTGATCATGTGTGATAACTGATTTTCGAAAAGCTGTGCGCAGTTCTCTTTCACGTTACCTTCAAGACCTTCAAGAAGACCGATTTTTTCCCAACGATTTGTTGTAATTTCTCTTTGTTCACGAAGTTGCTTTAAACCAATATTGCCAACTTCTGCTGATTCCATTAAAAATCCCATTTTATTAAGGTTTTAAATTTTTTTAAATTATTTTTTTGCCTCTTTTTTCCATGCTTTCAATTAACGCTTTCATTCTTGGAACGTTAGTATAAGCAGTTTTTTCTTTTACTTCATCAAGTTTTTGCTTTGAAGACGGTTGTATAGAAGCCGATACCTTGTTTTCAAAACTTTCTGTGAGTGTTTTCTTACCTACTTTCATTTCTGTCATAAGGTTCTTGTACACATTCACTGATGATGTAATACTATCAACTTTTTTAAATTCGTTGATAATTTTTACTTTGTCTTCCTGTGTTAATGCCAATTCTTCATTTACCAATAAATTGTTAACATGAGATAAATTGGTGTTGAACACAGCCATTTCTTTTAACTGACTGCGATATTTGCCGATAACTGTTTGATAGCCTTCGACCAACTTGCTTTTAGTTTCTTTATCTTTTTTAGCTTCGTTTAACTTCTTAGTCAATTTCTTGTTCTCTTCAATTAAACTACTAATCTTTTTCTCTGTTTCTGTTTGCAGTCCTGAACGCATTTTGTTAACTGCTGCAGTGCTCTTATAAGGAACACCGGGGATGTTTGAAGAAGGAACTTTTTTCATATTTCCTAAAGTCTGTGTAAGACTTTCTTCAACTGGTGCTTCATTTGCACCTAATACTGCATTAATATCTTCTTCGGTGATTTCACTAAGTTCATCGATCATTGCTGTGGTCGGTCCGCCAGCATTTACTTTGTTAGCTCCCTGTCCACCATTATTTTTTTGTTCTTCCATGCCGAATTCATCGATCATAGGTTGAGTAGGTCCGCCCGGATTTACTTTGTTTGCACCTAATCCACCATGTTGTTTTTGTTCGCCAATGCCAGCCTCACCAATCATTTTATTAAGTTTATCTCTCATTTCAACGAGTTCATTATAAGCAATACCGCCTTCTTGTCCACCCTGATTTGGAGCAACATTTGCTGCAGAAACTCCTTGGAGTTCTTCAGCCATATTGCCCATATTTGCAATTTCTTCTTCGATCTGTTCCATTGTAAGAAGTTCATCCATCGGTTGTGCTCCATCTAATGACTGGTTAGCACCAGTTTGATCAAGTTCTGATAAGTTAAAATTTTCTGAAACGTCCTTTTTTGTGTTTGCTATTGGTTTGCCAGAAGTCGGACCTACAAGTTTTTCATTATAGATTTTTCCTTTTTCAGCTTCGCCTTTACCTTGATTTGGTGTTGCACTTTCAACATCGCCCATGAAATCTTTTTCACGTTCTTCGTCAATTTTCTTAGCACCCTTTGCTTTTTCATCAAATGGGTCACCCTTACCAACAGTATCAGTGATTTTTACATCTTCAGCTACTTTTTGTACACCTTTTGGTTTTTCAGCAAATGGTTTACCACTGCCAACAGTTTCCTTAACAACCTTAACAGGTTCTTTAGTTAAATTTTTCATATCAGATTCTTTATTTGTTTCAGCACTATCTACATTAGATTCTTTTGCCGATTTATTTTTATTTAATTCTTCTTTCAAAATATTGCCGAATTCCCTTGGGAAATCTTCAGCCAATCTTTTTTTAGCATTAGCATCAGCAGCCTGTTGGATATCTTTCATATCAATTAAGGCTTCCTTGATTATCGATTTTCTTTCCTCTTTCATATTATTTTATGTCGTGTGTCTAATACTATAATTTTTATATAAATACATTATTTTTATCAAAAAGCATAAATTTTAATTAAAACATCTTTATTTTTCTTGCTTTTCTCGAAATAAATACTTACATTAAGCCGTTTTAAAATCCATTATAACAAGAACTTATTAACAGCAGTCAATATTTTATTATCTTCTTCCTTAAGATAAATACCATTTTTCTTCACATATTGCTCACCAAACTTAACACCAGATTTTTCTGGAAAAAGATACCCACCCGGAGTGCTTGGTGTCGCAACTAAGTCAAAACCAATAAGTTCAAAGTCATTCTGAACAAGGTTTTCACCGCTTATTTCTTTAAGTGTACCAACTCCACGAGAAGATATGCCTAATTTTATTTTATTTTGCAGATAAAGAACGATCTTATCACCAACCACGGAAACAACACCATAACGAATGTAACCCGGAGATACGATGATTTTTAATTTTCCATATAATACATTTGCTTGTTCACCTTCACCCCACCACATTTTTACAATCATGTGTGAAATGTTCTGCAATGAAATGATACTACTATCTGGGTGATCGGCTTCTGATACGGCACTGTTAGTGTTAACCAATTCTTGGTATGCATTAACCTGTGGTACTAAAACATCTTTCGGATATATACGACCATTCTTATTCTTAACTCCCCATTTCTGTAAAATACAGTTGATTAAAACAGGTTCGTTTGGTTTAAGTTCAAAATTTTCATTGAGAATATCTTTGTTAATTTCCGAATTAATAAAACCAGCATCTGATTCTATAAGAATCCCAAATCCTACCTCACCTTTTTGTAATATTTTGCTCATTTTTATAAAATATTTTTATTGAGAATATTCCCAAACATATCCTCCTGCTGTCTTTTTTCTTCCATTACAAACATCTGAAATAGTACAACGATTAATTTTTAATTCTTTAGATGCGATTGATACTCCCTGCCAAGGTTTAATTAAATTTCGATTTAAATCTAATTGTACTACACTCCTATATTTTTTTGATGATTCTATTCGTGCTTTACCAAACATTGGATTATTATCACCCATCTTAGATATTGCCATCTTAGATATTGTTTTTTCACTATGCCTTCTATTAGTTGCAGAAATTCTCATATTTTCTATTGTTTCTGCAGAAAACATTCTGTTTTTTAATTTTTCTGAAATTTTTGCATTAACAATCGGACCTAAATTACCACCAATACCTCCATTTGCTATATTGGTTAAATCGAAACCCCATGTTTTTACTGTATTAATCCAATAATTTTCCCAAAACCCACAATCTTTTATAGATATAACATCAAGAACTTCAACAATAGGTTTTAAGTTTCTATTTAATAATGACTTAATCCAGTTATTTTTATGTGTAGTACTATATTTACATTTTTTTATATGTTCAATTAATCTCAAATTTGGATTATCTGATTTTCCCACATATCTAATTTCATTGGTAA